ACGGATGCTCTTCCTGAGTTTGCCCGTCTCTTTGGGTGCCCGTTTCCTACCTAGCGTCCTTACCTCCTGGGCGCCGCTTTTACAGATCTCCATGACCTTGTCAGAAGATTTCAGCTTTGCCATCTGAAAGAAAGACAGAGTCCTTTCGTAGCCTTCGATTTTTATTTCTGAATAGCTCACTTGTCTGCCTCCCTTACCAAGATTTTTAAATACCTGTGCTTTTCCATGATGTCTATAGCCGTGGCTATCTGCTCAAACACCCTGTCGCCAAAAACAATCCGGTCCGTATATAGAGTGTCCCGCCTAAACCGGATGGTTATCTCAAAATCGGCAAAAGATACTTCTTCTTCTGCCTCCCATTCCTTTTTAGCCGTCTTGTTCACGACTTTGGCCCAGACCGAGGCGTATGTCTCATACTTTTCCTCATAGCCTCCGGACTCATCGTCCTCTTTTATTAAGTGCTTAAGTTCAATCCTGCTGTTTAACTGTCCTGGGTTCATTCCTACCACCCGACTTTCCTGTATGGCCTTAAGAGAGTAAGTACCGCATCCGGGATATCCTCACCGCTTCGTTCCTCATAGAAATGCTCCGTCACGAGGATAATGGCAAGCCGTATGGACGGCTCCATTGTTTCTGCTGTTACTTCCCACTTTAAGACATTATTCACGTACTGCTGAGCCAAAAGAATAAGGGAGGAGATGAGACCGTCCTCCCCATCCCCGTCAACCCTTATGTACTCCTTTGCTTCAGCTACTGTTACCAATAGCTCAGCCATTTTATTCCTCCTTAAGCTTCATAATCTTAACGGCTTCGGGAAGTACTAACTTGCCATCCACACGTTCCTTAGCCACGTAGGCAATCATGCCGTTACCGGCAAACAATTCACGTAATTCGGAGATAGAACGGGTTCCTCTGTCACCGATGTTGTAGTAGCTATAGTCACCGAAAGCAATGGCCTTTTCAGGAGCGAAAGCAGAGGTATTTACAGGATAGCCCAAAATCTTGTCAGGCTCTCCTGCCTGATAGGAAGGCTGCCACATGTATGCTCCGTTATTGTCCTTCAGCTTACGTACAGTAGCTAAAATCTGGTCATTCAAGATAAAGGACGCAGTCTTTCTGTAGGGACGCTTTAAGGCATATACCAGGTCAAGCAAGTCATCGGATTTAATGGCTGCGGTCAAGGTAGCTGCCACATCTCCACCTCCTGTTGCTGCGAAGAGTCCCAACGGTTTACCTGTGCCATCACCGTTTAAGAAAGCATCTTCTTCTGCATTGGCCAGAGCCTTACCAAATTCGGTAATGATATAGTTGTCAAGATTGAAGGCATTGTCGTATAACAATTCCTCAGTAATCTTAATGGCTACATGGAGCTTATGGGCATCCAGTAAAATCTGACTGAATGTAGCAGTTCCGAAAGATAAGGCGCCGCCTTCTTCAATCCATGCTGCGGCAGGTTTGGTAGCAGCGATGTTAATCTTATGCTCACCGCTAGTAGTCAGACTGTGGCCTAATTTACGCATGATGTTCTCTTCGTTCAGGATGTCGATAATACGCTTGTCGTATTCCTCAGGAACCAAGTAACCACCATCTGCATCCACGCCTTCCTGCAAAAGATTGCTGACCTGCTTAAAGTTTGTACGCATGGCTTTTAACAAGTCATGAGCGTAACCTTTTCTTGTTCTGGCAGGCTTCATCTTTTCATCATCTTCCCCTTGTCCGGGTTTGCCGGTGATAGGACTGTTGATGGGTTTAGCCAATTCCTTATCCAATGCTTCCTGTCTTTCCATCCGCTGAATTTCCTTGCCTAAGTCATCGATGTCTTTCATCATACGGCCATAGGTGGCATCATCCTCAGCAGTAAGTGTGCCTTTTTCTGTTCTATGGGATTCCAAGAATGCCTTGGTGGCTTCCCACGCTTTTGCTCTTTTTTCTCTCAATTCAATAATGTTCATAGTTTAATTCCTCCTCAAATGTGATGTTTCAGTTTATTAAGTTCAGCTAGGCAGTCATCTACCGAGCGTTCCTTTGGTTTGGGTGCCTCGATATGGCACATTTTCGCAATCTTATTTTTAAGATTGTTCATTAGCACTGTTTTAGAAAACAGCATAGAAATCTGAGGCGGTTCATACCCGTCATCATAATTTCGTTTCATCATTTCGTCTGCAAAGCCAAGTTCCAAAGCTCTGTTCACATTCATGAGGTACTCATCATCCATGAGATGTGCAAGCTTTGTTCTAGACAATCCCGTCTTAATTTCGTAGGCATTGATAATGCTTTCTTTTACTTCGTTTAACATATCTATGGCCTTCTGGAATTCCGCGCTATTCCCCATAGCGACAGTAGAAGGATTGTGAATCATCATTAATGACACTGGTGACATCAGCACCTTATTTCCAGCCATAGCAATAACGGAAGCCGCGCTTGCAGCAATGCCGTCAATCTTTACTGTGACCTTCCCTTTATATTCCATAAGCATATTGTAGATTTGGGCTGCAGCTACACAGTCACCGCCGGGAGAATTAATCCAGATGGTAATGTCACCCTCTTCTGCCATAAGCTCATCCCTGAAGATTTTAGGTGTTACTTCATCGTCACACCAACTTTCCTCTGCAATAATGCCGTTCAAAAATAAAATCCGTTCTTGGACTTCATCTTTTACCATTTTATTTTTCCAACTCCAAAATTTATTCATTGGTTCCTCCTTTAATTGCGTCTTTAATCTGAATCATGTTCCCATTAACGAGATACAGGTTTCCGCCCTCTTCCTCAGGTATCTGGTCTAGGTTCTCCAGTTCCCTGATGTCATTGGCGCTCATCCACCCGTTCTGCCTTGCCACGGCATAGCCGCTCATACGACTCTGGTAATCTCCCCTGAGCAGACCATCCACATTGAACTTAATGAAATATGACTTCTTCGCTTCTGGAGTCAGAAGGCTCCGCACCATGGATTGTTCCCAACGGACTAGCCAAGGCTCCAATGTGTACTTCACAAATTCCAGAGATTGCTGTTCTATATTAGAAAAGCTCGATTTCTCAAGGTCTCCCACCATATGGGGAGGAACCCGGAAAATTCGAGCTATCTCGTTAATCTGAAATTTTCTTGTTTCTAAAAACTGTGCCTGTTCAGGTGAAATACCTATGGGAGTATATTTCATTCCTTCTTCCAGCACCGCTATCTTGTGGGAATTGCCGCTACCCTGGTATACAGAGTTCCAGCTTTCCCTTACCCGTTCAGGGTCCTTTACTATGCCGGGATGCTCTAAGACACCGCCGGGAGCTGCACCGTTAGCAAAGAACTTGGCTCCGTACTCCTCACAGGCTATGGCCATGCCAACAGCATTCTTAGCCATTGCTATAGGCGAATAACCGATAATACCGTCAAAACCAAGACCTGGAATATGCAGTACATCCCGTGGCGATAAGACCACAATGTTGTCTTTGTTAATTTTCGCTTCGTCCAGCCCATGATAGTATTGGTAATATAGCCTTCCTTGTGAATCCCTATCCACTGTCATGCGGTTTGGCATTAAGGGGTACAAGGCCACAACTTCACCTTTGCCGTTGCGGATAATCTGTGCGTAGGCATTACCCCAAAGTAAAAGATGCGTCATGAGCGTCTCCCGAAAAACAAAGGAAGTCATCTCCGGGTTCGGCTCATCGTGGAGCAAAAAATACAGCGAATTGCCTAACGCCTTTTCCTTGCCACCACTGTCCTTGTACTTATACATATGCAGCGGCAATCCTGCCACGGCTTCCGCCAAAATTCTGACGCAGGAATATACCGCCGTCATCTGCATGGAAGAACGCTCTGTTACCATCTTGCCGCTTGAGGAACTCCCCCAGAAGAAGTAATGACTTAAGCTGTTCTTAGGTTTATCCCTTGATTTGAAAATCTTGCTTATTAAGTTGAAAATCTCGACCACCTCCTAATTTTTGGGTATAAGAAAAGGACGTCCTATTAAGAACGCCCCAACATACAATTATTATTACATTATGAAATATCCTATTACAGCCACTATTGTAATAGGAATTAAAACATAACCAGCTAAAACTTGAGGAAATCCAAAAAAAAAAAATAACGTAAATTAAAGTTGAAATCTTCAGTGAAGTTTGAAGTATATTAATTTCCGATTTTCCTATTTTTTTCAACTGCTGCTTTTTTAAAAGAAAGGCTAAAGTTGCAATGAACGGGAAAGTCATTACCGTAGAACCCAGTGCTTTAAACGATGCATAGTAAACAGGAGATGAAACTCCAAAGCTTGAATGACCCAAGTCGTAGCAAAATCCAAAACCAAACACAAAAACAAGCAGAACACCCGCCATCTCATAAAAGGTTTTGCTTTGACGTTTTTTGATTGGTTCATTTGTTTTTTTGCTATTTTCTAGTATTTTATCAAAAGCTGCATTTTGTCTATTATCTATTTCGTTTGCATGGCAATTATCAACTATTTTTTCTCTTCTGACCTTTTTACATTTACATTAGCTTTCACCGAATTATCTTTTTTTTAACATCAATGGTTTTACAAACACATACAGGACAAAACAAAGAATCTTCAGGTATTTCATTTCCACATTTTCTGCAAAACATAAATACACCCCATTTGTTTTATTTTAAAACAGAAAATAAGCTATTACCGAAATAACAGTAATAGGAATTATAATATATCCCACTAAATATTGGGGCAATCCCATAAAAAAAGCCGCAAGAAAAAGCAGACTTATTTTTAGAGATTCTTTTACAATTGGGATATTGCCACTACAACCTTTTTTCAACCGATATTTTTTTAATAGAAACACTAAAAAAATAATAAAAGGAAATACCATAACTGTTGCGCCTAATGCGTGTCCTATGCCCCATGCAATCTTGTTCCCCATTTGTTTTTCCCTTTCACGTTGCATTTTAATTACAATTATAACCTAACAACGTGGTTCTTTACAACACCAAAAGTCCTCTTCCATCATAGACAGAAGTTCCACTGCCATCATTTCTCAACGCTCTGTCTAATGCCATGATAGTCGCCACGGCACCGTCTATCTTCTCCGTGGACTTTTCTTTATCGGCTTTAATATTGCCGGCAGGGTCCGTCCGAATGAAGATGTTATCCATCATCCAACGGAGAACTGGATGCCCGCCATGAGCAAGTTTCTGCTCCAGTGTCAGCTTCATGAGTTCTTTAGTTGGTGGTGACATATCCTTATATCCCTGGCCAAAAGGCACAACAGTGAAACCCATGCCCTCAAGGTTCTGCGTCATCTGAACGGCACCCCAACGGTCAAAGGCTATTTCTTTTATGTTGTACTTCTCGCCCAGTTTTTCAATGAACTGCTCTATGTAGCCATAATGCACCACGTTCCCTTCTGTAGTCTGAATGAAACCTTGCTTCTGCCAGATGTCATAAGGCACATGGTCACGCCTTACCCTAAGGTCTAACGTTTCCTCAGGTACCCAGAAGTATGGCAGGATTATATATTTATCGGCTTTGTCCTCTGGAGGAAACACAAGAACGAAAGCCGTTATATCCGTAGTGGAAGATAAGTCCAGACCGCCAAAGCAAATGCGACCTTCCAAGTCTTTTTCATTTACCGGGAAAGCACAGGCATCCCATTTGGTCATTGGCATCCAACGAATGGACTGCTTTACCCATTGGTCCAGTCTCAGCTGTCTGAAAGAGTTCTCCTCACCCGGATTTTCTTTAGCTGACTCACATGCCGCGACTACCTTATCCATTCCAATAGTTATGCCAAGAGAAGGATTAGCCTTCTTCCACACCTCAGGGCTAGTCCAGTCATCTGCTTCGTCAGCACCGTAAATAACTGGGTAAAAAGTCTTATCGTGTTTGCGTCCCACCAAAATATCCTTGGCCTTTTGATGTGTCTCATAGCAGATGGAATTGGTATCCGTTCCGGCTGTGGTTATGAGGAAATACAGAGGCTGCATACGGGCATCACCAGAGCCTTTGGTCATAACATCAAAGAGCTTTCTGTTTGGCTGTGTATGCAGCTCATCAAAGATAACCCCGTGAATGTTAAAGCCATGCTTGGAGTATGCCTCAGCAGACAGAACTTGGTAAAAGCTTTTAGTGGGCAAATAAATAAGCCTCTTTTGGGAGGCCAGAATCTTAACTCTTTTATTTAAGGCAGGACACATTCTTACCATATCAGCAGCCACATCAAATACGATAGTAGCCTGGCCACGATCTGCAGCACAGCCATAAACCTCGGCTCTCTGCTCCCCGTCTCCACAACACAAAAGAAGTGCCACTGCAGCGGCAAGCTCAGACTTTCCGTTTTTCTTTGCTATCTCAATATACGCCGTGTTGAACTGCCTGTACCCATTTGGCTTAAGTGTACCAAAGAGGTCGCGTATAATCTTTTCCTGCCAGTCTATAAGTTCAAAAGGTTTCCCCGCCCAGGTGCCTTTGGTATGGTGTAAGCATTCTATAAAACCAACCGCATAATCTGCGGCAGCCTTATCATAAACGGAGTCTTCAGCCATGAACTTCGTAGGCTTATATTTTTCTAGCTTTTTCATCACTTCAACGGCCTCCCCTCCCTTCGGGCATAAAAAATAGCCGCTTCTCAGCGACTCTACGAGATACAGAGCCTTAAGGCCCTGTGTCTTTTTTGTTTAAAAATATTTAGCAAACTTCTTTTTCAGCTTCCCTTTTTCTGTGTATGGGCATTCCCACTTCTTAGCTTTATCAGGCAGGTAGCCATCTTCAATAAGGGAGTCAAGCACATCTTCCCAGATGGTTTTCATTGAGCCCTCATCCTCGCTGCCCGGCTCCCAACCGGAACCTTCAATGTATTCCTTCCAGAAGTTCCTTATCATGTACTCTTTCGTAAGTTTCTCATCGTTCATAATAAGCTTCCTCCTATCCAATGATGATTTTGATTGCGGGAATCTGCTCATGCTTGCCCGTTGCAATGTCCGTCCAGCGTTTATTGACCTTTGTGAGTCCGTCCATCTTGCAGCCTAGCTCTTCAAGTTTTGCTAAAACATTAATAAGTCCTGAGAATGTGCTGCTTATTGTGATGTGACCTATGTTATTCTCCTTGCAAAATGCAATTATTGTCTCTGTATCATGCTCCCAAATAACATCCCCGAAATTAAGTGTTTCATTCTCTGCTTCCATACTTTCATTGTATGCCCAGTAAATTGCGTAGTTGATTTTATGGTCGCTAAGTTTGAATTCTCCCTTTGCCTTTAAATCCTCAATCCAGTAAATTTTTTTCATTTTTGCTTGCCTCCTTAAGTTTTTTGCTTAGTGTATTAATCACTCTTTTCAACACTAATAGCAAGCAAATATGTGCAAGTATCTCGTATACTTTAATTTTATTCTTCTAATTCTGTCGGATCCTTGCCGTCCAGAATATCAAATAAGTACTCGACCTCACCGAAAAGCCGGCTCAGTTTCTCAAAATCATCATACTTATATTCGACTTTCCCCTTTTGTTTCTTGAGTTCATCAATAGTCTCACAACTAATATTTCCAAGCAGCTCTTGTAATTCTTCAGTCTTTTTGCCAATTATTGAAAGTTCACTTTGGGTTTTCATTTCGTAGCCTCCTGATATAACCGTAGGTTATATATGTATAATCCTCAGTTATACTTCTTCATCAAAATTGCTAGGCAAAGCTCCGTGCCTTCATCTTCAGCTACCGTATCCCAGCCCCGATCATAGTTCAAAACTACCATGTCTTCTCTTGTTACAAAAAGCTTGGAAATCCTGCCTCTGTTAATCCCATAATCAGAACTCAATTCATAGTGCTTTACAGAGTACCTGTAAACCTTGCCTCGAATTAAAATCGTTCCTTCTGACCACATTGTGCATTCCTCCTTATGTTCTTTGCTTAGTGTATTAATCACTCTTTTCGCACAATAATAGCAAGCGAATACAGTGAAAGATACCGTATACTTCTACAGTTCTCCCGTAAGGATGAATTGCACATACTCTTTTTTGTGTTCTTCAATGAAAATAACTAGTTCATAGTAACCGTTGGCATTTGCGATAACTTGCACCATATTGGTATCAAACATATTGGTTTTGCCCGTGGCACGGATGGCGAGTATCTGTTTTTTAATTTTAGTTTTATTCATGGCTTATCCTCCTGCAGTAGTCCTCTCCGTACACAACGTTAAGTCCCGAGCCGTTGTCCCAATCAACCATTATCGAACCGGTGTCATCCACTCCTACAACAGTTCCCTTGGTGCCTAGTGGAGGTGCCTGGGCATCATCCATTTTTAGAAGTTTCACTTTGCAGCCGATTGGGTAATCTTTTCTCAGCTGTTCCACAATCTCTCGGCTAGGCATTCTCATGTTTAACACCATCCTTCCAGGCTGAAGAACCGCTTAGGTTCTTTAACAATGTGGATCTGACTTTTTTGCACTCCGAGCCTATGAAGCCTAGCCTCAGCAAGAAACATCTGAATGCATACTTTTCGTTGGCAGGATGCTGCTCTTTTGTTGTAACCCGCTTTTGCTTGCTAGCCATGTCGCACAAAGCGCATACCAGCTTACCGTAGGCTTCAACCAAATCTGCGTCCTTCTGGTCTACCTTGAACCATGGGAAGGAAAGCTTGTCGCCTTCGTCTACCGCCTCGGGAAGTTCCTGAAGGCCTAGTGCCTTTTGAATCAGGGTTCCTTTGGCCTCCAGCAGCCTGTTAAGGTTTTCAATGGACTCTGGTGTAAAAAGCGTCTTGGGCATCTGAATGGTGAGAGCTATTTGTTGCGGTTCCTCATCCGTTTCAGCTTCTTCTACAGTTTCCTGTTCAGCAGTAAACCCTTTCGCAGCCAAGTCCTCAATGAAACTCTTTATTGCGAAGTCACTGGCTTTAGGAGTTTCAACAACCCCGTTCCTGTCAATTGTGCAGCCGCCTACTTCGTAGGAAAAACTCGGTGCTCCCAAGTACTTAGCCTTGCAAATCAAAACCTCGCTGACCGCCTTCACTAATTCTTTCCTTTCGTTTCCTTTTACGTTGTAATTAATTCTCATTCTGC